GTAGTAGTCTTGCCAATCGTCGCTTGTGCGCTAACAGCCATTCTAGTCTTAATATCGTCAACAGCATTTTGGGCCTCGTCCTTGTAGATGCGCTCAATCTCTTTACCTCTAAGCGGTGGCCTTCCAGCTTCTGCTCTTATGTCGTTCTCTTCTCTAATGCGAGGTTCTGCATTCTCCCACAAGTATCTAACACCAGCACCCCTTTGACTGGCAGGTATCATTGTATCAATTATCTCTTGAGCGTCATACATACTGTCATACAACTCAGCACTAGACTTAGCTTTGGCTGATTGCGTAATGTTTCTAAATTGTACTCTCCATTTTTCAGCAATTTTCTCCTCAACAGTACCATCAGTCTGAGCAGTAAGCATTGCATTTTCTATTTGATTAAATCCTTTTAGCTGTAACTCTGGGTCTTCTATCCGCAATACATCGTAGGATTGCTGAATCAACTCATTATAGATTTCAGGCACAGTAGTAGCCGTCAACTTTTCCACAGAGTTCAAGTAGGTAACGCGTAACTTTGCATCTGCCTCTGGAATCTTTCCTTCATAACGAAGTTTGTTAATGTCTGTTATCTTTTGCTTTGTACTAATAGCAGTGCTATTCAAGACGGTATCGTCATACTTAGTAAGGTTAATGTATTGATTTTCTAAGTCTACCATGCGAGCCTCTTTAAGCTCTGTAATCCTGGCCTTCTCTGCATCATCAAACAGGGAGACAAGTTCTTTCCTAGCTGTCTTTTTTTCTTTAGGCGTAAACTCTGCAAGGTCTGCATCATCAAAAGCATCGACATAATCTTTGGCTTTCTGCTTTCTTTGGGCAACAGTTAGACTTTCATCATCAATAATCTGCTGTGCGCCACCATTAACCTGAGCAACCTTAGAATCAAACTCTAGCTTCAATCCATAAGTGGCAAGCTCTTCCTGATCCGTTGCGCCAGACGCAATAAAGTCTGGGACTATGTTTGTGTTAAAGTTCTCTTGCAGCTCTTGAGCGCCTTCCATATCTCCAGAGGAGATAAGATTAAGAATGGTATTTTCATGCAAACTCTTCTGCACAGCCCAAGATGCCTTGGATTGGTCTAGCTCAATCTTCTGTTGGGCCTTAAGTACAGATGCGCCCTGTTGTCGGCTAACAGTGCCAAAGTATTTCTCAACACCTTCTTGCAACTCTAATGGCACAGAACCTTTTATACCGTCATAGAATCCTTTAGACTTCGCGGTAAAATCTTCAATGCTGTCTGGATTCTGCGTAGCAATGTCAGATAACCCGGCATTAATATCTTCCATGATCCCGGTCTTGTAAGTGCTCATAGCAGCAGCATTATATTGGTTGCCACCAAACTTAGCAGCAGACATCATCTCAAGCTCGCCACCAGTCTCTAAAGCCTCTTGAGCAGCCTGTACGCCTTCCTCAGCCCTTTTAGCCTCAATTATGGGCACACCTATAGCCATAGTAGTTTCACGCATCTGTTGGCCTAAACCAGCCAATGCTCGCATCTTGTCAGCTTCAGACGTATCTAGTGCAGTAGGGGTGAACTTACCGTAAAAGCCAATTCTTTCTTGTCGGGGTTGTTTAGCCATTACTATATTCTCTTAATATCGGCTGCGCCTGAAAGAAGTGTCCCAGCAGCAGCAAAGTTACTTGCAGATCGAGCAGCAGCTCCTTGTCGGCGAAGCTGGGCTTGTTGGAGTCGGTCAGATAGGCCTAGCATACCTTCACTTAGCGATATGTTTTTTGCACTTTCTAATGCAATACTAGCTGGCGTTCCTTCTGCCTTAATGCCAGACACACCCATACCTACAACGTTAGCTGCAAGTGCCTTATTGAGTTTCTGTTGGCGTTCTAGCTCGCGACTCTCAGCGGCCAAACGTTCTTGTTCTGCTTGCTGTTTAAGTGCAGACTCCTGAGCCTTACCTGCTTGAATCTGACCATACGCCTGTACTCCGGCTCCGGCTGCAATTAAGGCTGCTGTAATATAAAATGCCATTTAAATAACCTCTCGCTCTACTAGAGCCGCTTCTATTTCATCAATATCTGTTAAGTGTGTAGGATGATATGTAATCCAAGTACACCCTGTCTCACTGTATATAACGCGCTGAGTTCCTGGAATTGTTTCGCCCAAGTACGGAGCTTTAATGCTTTCCCTTTCGGTAGTGCTTGACACTTCACACTCACCAGATACAACGCTGTAAAAGTGCTTGCTTTTATGCGTAGCCCCCACAACAATGCTGCCTGGAGGCATTACCATTTCTCTTGCATACATTCCGTCAGAGAAGTGGTGTCTTGTTACTATAGGCGCTTGTGGAAATTCCTTCATTATTTCTTGCAACTGATAAATACTATCTTGGGTTACAACATCATTCATGAAGACTCGACCTCATATTCAATCGCTTGCAGGTGGAATGGCGTAGGATCGGGTACTGTGATTTCAGGAGCAACATCAACGCCCCAGCCATTGCCGCCATTGTTGTCTTCTATGATACCAGTTTTTGGCGTAAAGGATGTGTTCAGTGGCGTATTAGGGGCCGCACCAAACTGCCTAATTGCTACAGGATTTCCGTCAACATAAACTCCGGCAGTCTCATGCACCCTTAAGTTCATTCTACAGATTTTCTTTTCGCGCATACTATTTTGACCAAGACGAGTACCAGGACTGGTATTGACAGGCATAGTCTTGACTTTAACGTTGAAGTTCAAACCAACCTCTATTTCCCTAGTACCAAATCCATCTAACTGCTCTGCTGTAATTATAACGCCCCATTGATTATTTGCCTGAAAAGATACTGTTTGATTAGGAAGCACATCACCATCAGCTAAAATGCTAACTTCATACCCGTCCAATCCATTTCCTACATCAACTATTACATCACTTCCAGTTTCAGTAACTGTAGTTTTTAAACTACTTTCTAAAAGGTAATCAAAGCTCCATCGCTCAATATTATAGTAGTCAGCGATACCTACTTGGCGATATACAATTAAATAAAGATAGTCGCCAACAGCAGAACATGACATCAATGTGTTTTTCTTAGTTGCGTCTGTTGGGGATGCGTATGGAGTCCATCGAGTAAATCCATTAATGTCTTGCGCCCTCATGGTATTCAAGACAGCACCAGTTCCATCTTCGTTGATAAGAAACACCCAGTTAGCATCTTCAGTAGTAGTGCCTGACAGAAGAGCCATGTCCTTGGGGTTGTTAATTAACTGAGAGGAAAGAACTGATATGTCATTGGATGTGTAAGCATCTTCATTAAAGCTGAATACATATTGACGTAACGTGTTGCCATTCTTGTCCACAAACAAAGTAGCACCGTCAACAGACTTTACCTCTAAATTAAAAGATCCATGCTGAGTTTGCGCTACAACTTCAATGGTAGAGGGGGTAAAACCTTTAAGCAAAAACTCTGAGCCAGCACAAAATATCTGCAACCCACGATCAGGATTAATATCTACAATGTCAGTCAAACCACGTGAATCAATAGTTACAAATATTCCCTCATCATCTTCGCCTTTTTCGCTAAAGAAATCAAAATAACTCCCTGACCTAGAAGCAATCAAACTTTGCGATTTAGACTTTGTTCCGCCCAGCCACAGCCGGCCTTCATTAAATACTCCAATCTTAGGGTACCCCCTAGTTGCAGACCATACATCTTCAGCTCTAGGGCTGCCCTGCTGAATTATTGCAAAACCAACGCTATCATTTGAACTGCCACTAGTGGGGAATGCAGAAAACAAATTGTACTCACCCGCAGAGGCATCTGCCATTGTAATCCTGTATGTATGCGTAGCTGTTCGCGCAACAGTTATACCTGTAAATCCAAAGACAGGCATTTCTTGCAAACCTTTAGCTAAATTAGATTCAGTAGCGGCTATCTCATCAGCACCATTATCACCACCGTAAGTAATATCTTTGCTAGCAACGCCATTAACAACGACTCGATATTGCTCACCCTCAGCAAATCCTGAAAAACTTGCGTCCTGAATTGCTGATACAGGCGGAGGACTTAAATTGTCGTTATAGTCATACTGGGGGACATTGGCAAAAGGAATGTTATCTACTACAAAAGAATCTGTCTCATCAGTCCCATCAAAAATAATCCGTATTGACGGATAGTCTTCATGGAACATTAGCATGACACCTTCTGTTTGCGCGTCTCTTACGGTAGGTATTGCTGAAGCAGCATAGGGAACAATAACATCAGCAACATAAACAGTATCTGGGCTAGACGCATTGGGAGTCCTGTAGAACCTCATGTTGCCAGCCGTTAATACAGCAAGATAGCTTTTATCAGGCCCGTATGCCCAATCAAACGTTTTGGCCTCCGTAATCCCAAGTGACTCAACCTTTAACCCAAACTCTCCAACCTTTACTCTGTATCCTCCAGAAGCAGGAATTATTGCCGTAAGCCTCCAGTAACGTTTGGGTGTGTCTGTTATGTTGAACCTAATGTTTCTTGGAGTGACGTTGTTGATCTCCATTGATGTCGCGCTAGGGCTAACATTAGTCCAGCTAACAGCATCATCAGAGTATTGAATGGTTATTGTTGCGGATTGCTCTAGCCCATTAGGCGAGGCTTGATCAAGCGTAATGTTTCTTACATCAACAAACGTCTGCTGCAAAGGGACAGAAAGATCATACTGAGCCACAACAAAACTAGCGCCAGTATTAATAACATTAGTTACGCCAAATGTTTCATCATTGCCGTCATTAACATTAGAGCCAGTGCCTCCGTTGGGCATAGTTGGATTATAGGTTTGTTGGCGAACAAGGGTGCGAACAATCCCAGAAATATGTTCTGTTCCAGGTCTACGCTTAACGCCACCTTGCGGTACGATAACTACGTTTTCAGCCGACTCTGCGCCCTTGTAATATTGATCAAGATCGGTACGGCCTGTTAGTAACGGTGACAACTCACCACTAGCAAAGCTGGTTTGCCGAAATTGTGACTTAGGCATTAGTACCTCACATTAATAAAGGGTTGATCCTGGATGGCTGTTTGGGGGTGCTGCTGAGAATCGGTAAACCTAGCCATGCGACTAGCATTTAAATACTGCCGGCTCAAAAGTTCCATAGAAGTTGCGCTGTCGCGAATGGATGGAGCAAAGTCCATAGCCAAGGCGTACTCGACCATCTTGGAGAAATATACGGGCCATTCAGACTCGGAGACATTAGCAATATAATCGCAATATAAAGACCCACTGTAGTTGCAGTAAACTTTGTCACCAAGAATTTGGTATCTGATGCTTGGGCTTAATTTAATTAAAACAAGCATGTCAGTAGGAAGCTGATAGATGGACTGCCATTCAGTGCCTACAGGCTCCTCGACAGTTAAAGACAATTGAGCTTGTCTACGGGCAAAGCCCCATCGGAATTTTGAAAGTTCGTTTTGTACAATATTATCGTACAAATTATTGGCAACAGTCTCTGCACGAGAGTTACCTGATAAAGATGTCACAGGCAAGTCGCCAATTAGAATGAGTGCATTAGAAATTAGCTGTATCTTGCTTGACATAATAAACCTTTATTTGTAAAGAAAGGGGCCACCAAAGCAGCCCCGTTCAGTGTTACGCAGTGATTACTGTACCAGCAGCACAAACAACAGTAGTACCGTCATTTGACTCAACGTATGAAATACGTCCAGTAGGAGTTCCACCAGTAGTACCGATAACGAGAAGTACGTCACCAGCATCTAGTTCGTCCTTAGCAGCAGCAAAGTAGTTGGTATCTGCTACAACAGCAGAAGTGGCATCAGCAGTAGAATACTGCCAAGTTGCACCACCAGTACCAGAACCACCGATTCGGCATAAGCCATCTCTTGAAAAAGCCATGATAATATTCCTTATACGTTGTCTTTGTATTTAACTTTAACGATGCCAGAAGCATCGCGAGAAACTGCACCAGCTTTCAGCATACCGTTACACAACCAAGAAGTACGATCAGCAATCCAGTCAACGTCAGTCTTCATGTCAATACCGATGGCAAGGCCAACAGCATCGCGGTTAAAGAAGTATGAGTCAACTACGTTAGCAGCAACAGTCAAACCACCTTCAGCGCGGTTTTCGATAGTGATAAACTTAAAGCCAGCCAGAGAGTCAATCTCGCCATTTACGAGAGCCTTAACATTCTGGTAGTCAGCGTTAGTAGCTTTTTCGTCATTGAGCAGACCTTTCAGACCGTCAGCGTTAATAACAGCAAACAGATCAGAGTTAGGAACGCCTTGAGCGCGAAGAGCAACCTGAGCTTGGATAACCTTATCCATAGTCAGACCAGTGGTGCCAGCAGCTACAGTAGAAGCATAGGCTTGTCCGCCAGGAAGAGTGTCCATTGCGTCGATAATAAGCTGATCACAACGACGACCAAGAGAGCTTGCGATAGTGCTTGCCAATTCTTGCTTCTCGTCAAAGTTTACGTCTTGTGCGTCAAACATATCTGTGTACTCTGGAGCATTCCAGTTAGACAGAGTTGCTACTGCAAAGTCGTGAGACACATCCATAGGAGTTACTAGATCAGAAGTAGACTTCTGGTTAGCCAGTCCCTTACCCATGTTGCGGAATTTGTAGGTGTCACCTACTACGTTGTTACGGATTGTTACGGCTGGCTTCAAAAGGCCAGCGTTCTGGTAAGCGTGCTTGACTAGGCTGTCAAACTCCGTTACCGCTACTGATGATAATGTTTTACTCATGATGATTTCCTCGAAAAAGAGTAATAAATAATGTAAAAGTTTTTCAAGGTTTTTGCTGAGTACCCAGTAAATTGGTCAGCTTCAACCTAAATTTACCGGGCCTTAAATAGAAAGGGGTATCCAGTGTGTCGATTATACACCTTTTACCCCATATAAATCAACCAAACACGCGAGTATGTTGTTTGTTGCCACCAAATTCTTTCATCATTTTCTGAATTTTGGCTTCATGGGCTTGATCAACGCTTCTTAAAAGCTGACCATTCTCTGACTTTTTAAACATTTCTGTTTCAATGTCTGCCCAAGTCATACCAGTAGGATGCTCTCCACCGTCAATAGGTAGCTTAGTAGGAGCTGTAGCACGAACCAAATACTCTACTAACTCAATAGACTTGGCATCAGTAACAAGATCACGAACCACTTCGTAGTCGTCAGCATCTAAGTTGTTCTTTAGATAGCCCTCAACATTCTTGATACGCTCTCCGGCATTGTTACCTAGTCGTGCAATCTCTTGCTCTTGGGTAACTTGTTCTACCGCTTCACCCTGTGCTGACAATAATTCCCACGCATCTCCAAATGCTTCTTGGCTCATACCTGTCTTATTGGCAAACTCAGTCAACTCTTGCAATAATGCATCGTCAGGTTCAATTCCTTCTGGGCCAGCATAGCCATCTTTCGGTGCGCCAGTAAAACCACCAAACTTCTTTTCTAGTTCAGTATAGGCTTTGGCTTGTTCAGCGACAGACTTATACTTGTCGCTTTTGTACCATTCGGGTGTATCACCTGTACCCTTGATACCATCGGATAAAAAATACTCACCTTCATTTAATTCGGGTGTGCTTGCATCCAACAGGGTTTCGCTTACTGCTTCTTCTGGTGCGGCCTGTTCTTCAATCATAATTATTCCTTACAGTATTTCAGCTTGTTGCATTTGGTTGATAATAAATTTAACAACTCCCGACTCACCGTT